AAGTGTTTCAGACAGCATTTTAAGGCATGTAAAATATGTAACCTCGCTTAACATTTTCTGTGGCGTGCCTTTTATTCCCAGCCATTCAAGCAGCCTTTCGTCATCTAACCCGGCATAAGGTTTTTCTGTCTTTGTTATTAAATCTTTTATTTTATCTAGCCATTTCATTCCCTGTCTTTGCTGCCACCTCCAAACATTTCCAAAAACGCTTCAACACTCTGGTCTGCTGTTACCTCTTCAACTTCTGCTGTCATTGCTTTTTTATGGGCGCATATTACTGCGTCACAAGGGTCAATCCTGTGTTTCTGTGCATTTTTATCTATTTTAACATTGCCATATATATTAGGCGTTGTCAAAACCGCATCATTCATGGAACGTGTTAAAAGCCTGTTGTTTATATTGTATTCTATATTATGCGCCTTAACTTCAAGCTGGAAGTCAATTGTTGCATCGTTCAGACTTTTTGCGCTCTGTGTTACATCTATAAGCTCACATCCAAAATCGTCAAGGTCTGCAAGGAAAGCCCCTGAATTGCTTGGGTCATAACATATTGCATCAAGTTCTATGTCATATTTATCAATTAATTCTGTTAAATGCAAAAGGATAGCTTTATAATCTGTTTTAATGCCGCTTGCTGCTGTTGTTACTGTCATAAGGCCCTCATTTACCCATATAACATATGGGGCATTATCTTCCATATCCATATGTTCCTGTAACCTTCTTCTGGGCATAAAAGAATGTGAATATAAATAATATTTTTTATCACCTGTATTTACATCTATATAAGGGATTTCCAGTACAAGGGAAGTAAGGTCTCCGCCGCTTGACAGGTCAAGCCCGCATACAGCACTCTGCCCCCTGAAACTTTCAAGTGTACGTGTACTGGCACACTTTTCCCAGTCGTCAAGGTTTATGAAAGCTGTTTCTGCGTCTTTTACCCATATGTTCAGGGATTTGGTCATAAAGTCCAGCAGTTCAGAACCACCCATAGACCTGGCTTTTTTAGCATCTGCTTCCATCTGTTCCACCAGTTCAGCGTCTTTGCCAGACAAAGGGCAGCATTTAATCCATTTGCCTGTGTCCCATATGTCGTCCCCTTCGTCCATCTGTGCAATATAAATAAACTGGCGGTCATTTATGTCAATACCTTTTAAAATGCGGCGGCAATACTGGTAAAGTTCATAGCATGGCGCATTTAAATTTAATCCTGCTGTTGTGATTACAGATACAAGTGACTGTTTTAAATGCCTTGTACCGCCTTTTAAAAGCTTGTACATCTGGTTGTCTTTATGGGCGTGGTACTCATCTACTATTCCAAGATACGGACGGAAACCATCTATAGATTTAGTATCACGCCCAAGGGCTTTGATTTTTGATTTTGTAAGTTTCGCATGGATTTCGTTTTTATAATCTTTTATTTCAAAAAGTTCTTCTAAATCAGCATCAGCTTCAATGAACTTTTCTATTTCTTCCATTACAATCCGTGCTTGGTCTGATTTTGTAGCAGTACAGTAAATTTGCGCACGTTTAAAACCGTCAAAATTACTGCACTTAATCCCCAGTATAGCGTTAAGGACACTTTTCCCCTGCTGTCTTGACAACTGCACATAACTGTCAAGGAAACGCCTCTTGCCTGTCTCTTTGTGTACCCACCCAAAAAGTGAGCCAAGAATAAATTCCTGGAAGCCGGCACATGTAAAAATTTCGTCCCCTTCACCTTCTGCTATTGTCAGCTTATTGGCAAGTTCTATAATGTCCTCTGCTTTTTCTGGCACAAAAACAAAAGGGAAGCCAGTGCCATCTGCTGCCGATTTTTCCAAATCGTCAAGATGGCGTTTAAATGCAAGGCGTGCATCAGTGCCAAACTCTTTTTTATTTTCCAGGTTTTTTCTTGCAAACTGTGTTACCCTGTCTGTTGTTTCTGGTATCTGCATATACTGTTACGCATGTTTCATAAACTTATTAACTGGTTTTTCTTCTTTTGCCTTTGGTATCACTAACCTGCAGCGGCTTGAAATGGTGAGTCCCAGTTCCCTTGCACTGGCATTACACTGTTTCTCAAGCCTTGCCTGGATTTTCTGTAAATAATTATACTGCCCTGCCTGTTCTGCTATCTGTTCCCCTGCACCAGTCCAGCTTTTCTTATCTGGCATAAATTTTATTTTTGCAAGCTGCCTTGTTATCTTTTCATATTCCGTTGCCGCCCTTACATAACGTGCAAGCACGTCACAGTCAAGGTTTGTCATTATGCTAATATCCTTAAGCTGCCCTGCAATTTCATTAAACCTTGCCTTCTCTTTTTTTGAAAGGAAAGAAGGCGGTTTTATATTGTCTGATGGTGCTGTTACTTCTGAATTTTTGCGGTTCTCATATTCTGCTTTTGTCAGATGTTTTTTATTTTTTGCAGCTATAAGGTCTATGGGTTCTCTTGGTCTTGCCATTGTAAAACCTCCTTCCAAAAAAATCCCATTTAGGGAGTTTTTGCGTAAATTTAGAGGGGGCTGCGGTCTGGAAGGGAAGTGCCAAAAACTTTTTCACACCCCCACCAGGGACAGCCGTTTTTTATACTCACGCAGGCACTCCCTTAATGTTTCCTGCATCTTTTTCTTTCTTCTGCTGTCGTTGTATGCCTTGCCTACCATGCTGTGTGTCTGTTCTGATACACTTATCAGGTTGTCAGGGTCGCAACGCTTCTGGTAATCCTCTGACAGTTCTGTTATGTGGTGTACTGTGGAAGCAGGAACAGCCCTGCCTTCCATAATATAAAGGTAGATATCTATGTTATTGTCCCTTGCTAGTGCTGCTGCCCTTGCATACTGCCACTCTGTACTGTTATAGAAAGCCTTTGCCTCCTGGTTTCTTTTATATTTGTCGTACGCCCTATGCCGCCCTTTGTCCTCTGCTGCCTTTGCAAATGCGTGCAGTTCACAGTATTTAACACCTAATGGTACTAACCTGCTGCACCCCTGCCTGTTACAGAATTTCATAAATGCCACATTAACACCTCCCATCATGTATATACACCCAATAAAGCGCATAAAAAAACGGCGTTCCATATATACAGGACGCCGCACTATTTTATTGCGTAATTATGAAATTTTAATTATTTTAACATAGTTAAACAGACCTGTCAAGGGCGGTAAAACGGGCGTGTTGTCAAGTCCCTGCCGCCGCTGTTGCAGTATGCTAAAGCGCATCAGAACCAAACAGGAATACTGCCATGTCGCGTACCAGGTCATTCTTATAGCCACGCACAGTCTTTTCATTAAGATTGCTGTTATAACCATATTCACCTGCCAGCAGTTCTGCTATCTCGCCAAATGTATATACACCGCCACCTTCTTTACGCCTTAAGTATCTGTATTCTATGACTTCACAGCCTTTTCTTCCTTTTATCCTTGCAAGTGCCTTTTCAATCCTTTCAACATCCGCCCTGCTACGGTTATATGACGTTACCCTGTCTTCAAGAAGCTGGTCTTCACATGGTTTTTCAACTTTATTTTTTGAATATCTGACAACACTTGTACTTTTATTTTTATGTGCCATTTCCAGATATTCTTTTTCATCTGCAACATGCTCCTTTAATATGTTGAAGCAATATAAAATTTTTTCAGTATTTTTAAAAGCTTCTTCCTTCATTGCCTTCTGGCGTTCCAGCCATGAAATACTATTCATTTTTTTAAAAACTTCATCTATTGTCACTGAAATAGTTTCTTTTATTTCCTTTGAAACTGCCATGTTATGCCTCCTCTGGTATGCCAAAAAGTCCAATATACTTATCTGTCTCATGCTCACCAAGCCATCTTTTACATTTTTCCTGGTCTGTAACCTGGATTTTTTCTCCATCATATGTGAATAAAATTCCTGTTTTGGATATATGTATTTCATACATTGTTACGCCGTAACTGTTTTTTACATCACAGATTTTAGTTGACTTTTCAGTATCGAAAAGCTTTGTTTTTTCTGTTTTTTCTCCGTTTTCAATAACTGTGTATGTCAATACTGCTTTCATTTTCCTTCCACTCCTTCCATTCCCTATAAGTAAGACTTACCATAACGTGCCATGAAGACCTGCCTGTCACCAACTTCTGACTCAAACACTGCCTGCCCTAACATTTTTGACAGTTTTTCCGCCATAGGGTTGTCGTGGATGCGCCCTGTCAATGTGCCAAGTGTATGGCACTGGTTACATACTGGCACTTTTAAGCCGTCCTCTTCTGCAAGTTTCCTTGTACCGTTGCCAAATAATAAATGGTGTTCGCCTTCTGCGGTCTTACCACAGAAGAAACATATGCCTTTGTAATCCGTTATAATGCTTTTAGTCCCTGCCACTTCTTTCCTCCTTGTTTTTAATGTTAAATTCCTGCCTGTCCTTATATGGCATGAATTTTATTTTATGTATCTGTGAAGATATATAAAAATCCTTCCACAGGTTTATATTTGCTGGCACACTTCCGTCTGGCTTTACCCAGCCGTCCTGCTGCCATTTCTGCATCCAGCCATTTATTACACATGATTTTATGTATGTATTGTCTGTATATATGGTTACTGTGCATGGTTTAACCAGCATTTTTAAAGCCTTGACTGCTGCCTTTAAGGCTATGCTGTTTTTTGTGCCGCCTTCCTCCGTGGTTTCTGCCATCCTGGTATGTGGCTTACCCTTGTTGTCTATAAATTCCAAGAGTGCATCAGCCTTTACCATATTACTGGTTTTATCTTTATTACTTATGTGTATATAAATACTAACTTCCAAAACAGCCACCTTCTTTACTGCCTTAATGTCTAACATTTGTTAGACCTCCGAGGGTTACAAGCTTTTTTCTTGTAATATATGTATTTATAAATATTATGTTTCAAAAAAGCTTTCCTGCTATCTGTCTTTATGTCTAACAAACGTTAGACCTCCAAGAGTTATCAACATGTTATCCACAGTTATCTACAATTATCCACATTTAGTGTCTGGCAGTTTCCGCAAGCGGAGGTATACGCTCCATCCAGTGTATATATTATACTGGTAATCTATCTTTACAGGTTCATAGCCTTTATACTGCCTGCGCCATACCTCTTTATCTTCTGGTGTCTTTGCCATTTCACGCAATTTTTTAAAGCTGTACTTGTAATCGTTCTTCTTTTCCTTTGGCTTTTCAAGATTTTGTGAAGTGCTCCATTTCCGCGCGCTTTTTTTACGTTTATTGATATAATTTGCCAGCCCTTCTAACCCATTTTCATCAGGCTGTAACCTGTCACAGTTAATAAAGCCAATCCTGTCTATGCTGTGGCAATATCCTGCATCATGGATTTTATTCCAGTTTATCCTTGTGGTGCTCCACAGAAGTTCAAGTTCATCACGGCTTAAACCTCCATTAATGATTAAATGGTGGTGTACCCTGACTGGCTTTGTCCTTTTATCTTCCATGCTTTCAAGAACCATCTGCTGCCCGTCCTCTTCTTCTGGTGTATATTCTGTTACGAGCATCCATTTAAGTTCTTTGCCTTTGTTTTTCATACGACGTTTTACCCTGTTTAAATAGTTATGTACTGTTTTCTCTGCTTCTTTAAGAGATGAAGGAAGATGTGCATTGTTGTATGTAAGGGAAATATGGTAATCACCATGCCCGAAGTTGGCATGTGCTGTCTGTACAAAACGCCTTTTACTCCTTTTATCATTAAGGTTCTTCTGTTTCTGGCAGGTAACGCCTGTTTTTTTCTTCCCTGCTTCTGGCATGTTGGTCACTGGGACTATGTCTACTTCCAGCCATTCCTTCCCACAGTAGATTTTCTTTTCACGTATAAAGTTTTTTCTTTTATCCTTTATATGCTTTCTTTTTTTACCTGCCATATGCATACCCCTCTTATACTTTGTGTAAAATATACCTGGTTATATTAATATTTAATATTTATATTATTTATTTAATGGATATTAATATAATATTAATGATATATATTTTATTTATTTTTATATTATATAAATTAAATATATAAAAAGTATTAATGGTTAAGTTGTTAATACCTTATACAAGGTCTTTAAAAACCTTATGTTTTTTGATTTTTAAATACCTGTTGATTTTTCCACTTACGCATAGTATAATAAGGGTGCTCCAAAGCGTAACGGATTAAGCATCTGTATAGCTTCCTTCTATACAGATGCTTTTTTACTGTCTATTTCTGTCGCGTAGCCAGGCAGGTAATAACCGCCGCACTTACTGCAAGCCAGCATGTAACGGCTTGCGAATGTCGCATACCCACATTCCAGGCATGTAAGTTTCAAAAACGGCAAACCTGTGGATGTTACATTTAATTCTGGAAGGTATGGCATGTCCAGCCCTTCCCCTGCAATATGCCTTATGCCAGGTATAAAACCAGGGTTATCAAACAGGTTGCCTGTTACTTTTATTTCTTTGCTGGATAAATTTTTAATTTCTGTAATTTCCCCTGTTACAATGTCCACTGCCTGTGTTTCATCCAGTACCATGATATAAGATATTTCTTCTGCTTTTTCACAAAGCAGTATGTCACGGCTGTATATGTCCTTCCCTGAGTGGTCTGTAATTCCTGTATACCTGCATAGTGTAGCAATATCTATTTCATATACATCTGCACCAGGACAACCACCCTTTTCTATGTAATAACCATAGGGACGCGCTTTACCATTATGTGGTGGGGGTATGTTTGTATATTCCCCATATACCCATACAGGGCAGGGTGTGTTAATGGTCTTTGCTCTTGCTTTCATTATGTATTATGTTCCTTCCTGTATACTTCCAAGGTTCTTCTTTTCTCCCCATTCCCACAACCAGCCCTTAAAATGGATATTTCTCTTTAAGCTCCCTGCTACGTTCCAGATTGGCTTGCAGCAGTCCTGTTAATTCCTGCTGCTCCTTTTCTGTTATCTGCCCTTTCTGTCTTATACTAATTCCACTTTAAATCAGGAAGAAAATATGTTAAAATGTAAATATGAG